AATTAGGAATAGCCTTATAAATTATAAGTTCTTTTCCCTTTTTATTTTAGCTTTTAAAAGGTTTATTTTACCTTCTTTGGCTTTTCTTACTTTTCTATCAGATGGTTTTTCATATCTTTGCTTTTCACGGTATGTTTTTAATATACCTAATTTGCTAGATTTGTTTTTCATCTTACGAATAGCTTTTTCAATATTATTATCTTTTACAATAACAAAGAAATTGCCTCGTTTTTGTGGTTTATTACTTCTTATTATAACAATTACCCCCTCTCTAAATTATTATATTGATTAACATACAAGTTGCAAACCCTATACAAAACCAGGTTACCTCTTGTTTATTATTGGAACAAAACCAGTATATTTTTTCAATACCTTCTCCAATTTTTTCTAACATAGCATATATGTATTTATCCATATTATTTTTTCTCCTTATTCCACATTATTAATATTCCTATTACAAACAAATATATCAACAAAATAAATGTTATTGATAATATCATTTTCCTCCTTTTTAAGCAAAGGCAAATTCAGATTGCAATATTTCACTGCTATCTAAATTACCACGTTGAATCATAGGTACCAAATTTCCTGTTTCATTTAATATATGTTGAAGAGGATCTTGGTCTATAATATATTTAAATTGTTCTCTGATACATTTTTGCATATCAACTACATTACAAGCATGTGAACCATAACTATCATGCGCTGATACAATATCAAAGTTACATTTATCAATTACAAGCATTAAATGTAATGAGTCCAAATTATGAATTGTATTAGGACTTATTCCAGCCTTAGCCTTACTAATATTTTGTATTGCTAACTCTGTTTTAATAATTAACTCTAATTGATAATCCCATTTATACGATTTATCCTGGTTTTGTACATATAAACCGTCATGAACAAATACAATACCACGTTTATATTTGACATATTTTTGTGTAAATGGAAAATTGCTAATTAATGTTTTATGAGAATACTGTTTACCAGTACTTTTCATATACATTTCACAATTATCTTTAAACAATTTCATTGCTTCAGAAACCATAGGAAATTCTTGTTCAATTGTTAAATAAACAAGAGCACCTAAAGCCCTAGCCGCTGAGTGTTGTTTATTACTTAAATACACATTATCTATATCTCTTGTATCTTGTATTATTTGTTCACCCATACCTTGCTTGGTTGCACTATAACCATAAGTCATAACATTCCGTTTAACAATTTTACGCCATTCTTTAACGGTAAATTTAGACTTATCCCAATAAATGATGTCAGTTAATTTAAGTTCTTTTTTATATCTTCTCTGATACCATTTAATTAGCTTTTTATATAACTCAGATTTTTTATTATTATTTAACTCAGCATTTCTAAACCTATTTCTAAGTTTTTCTATACCTTTAAAATATAAATTATAATAATCTAATGCTATATGATCTGCTTTTTCTGCTTCTTTATGCATCTTATCCACAACAGAAACTGCTACATGTGAATACATATCACCTGGTTTATTATCTGTTGTAGGTTTTACATTAACTAAATGTGCATGATTATCATCTTTAGCTAAACTAAACAGCCATTGTAAGCCATTGTTAGATCCATCTCTATAACAAATGGTATGAGATATAAAATCTTCAGTTTTACCCATTGCTACAAAATGTTCATCCAATTTAGCTAGTTCCATAACTGCTGATAAAAATTGAAATGGTTCTTCTGCTTCCATCCAACCTTTTGCAGTATAGGGATCCTTGCCCATTTTTACAAAGTTATAATATTCTTTTTCAACAAATTTAACTTTGTCTTTATGTGTTAATTTATCTTCACCATACATATTAGCAATATGATGATAAAATTGATTTAATCCAGTTAAGCCTAGTGGTTTTCCTTCAGCAAATGAAAGCATACCTTTAGCATTATCTGAATTAAGTTCATTTAAGTAAGCCGATAAAGGATATAATCTTCCACGATTATCTGCTTGATATTGCTGATAAAATACTTTACCAACAAATGGTTTGGCCGCATTTAATACTTGTTCGGCCTCTCTTTTCTTAGCCAATGCTCGTTCTTTTGATATTGTTTTAACTGAATTATGTTCAAAACAATTTTGATTAGTTTTTAATGCCCATTGATAAACATTAAATACTTCAGGTTTTACATAATAAGCAACTGCTTGCTTTTTATTTACTGCATTTAATACAATAGGTGTATTATATTCATTAATATTTGCTAATACATCTTGATTAACATTTTTAATTAATTTAATTTCTTCACCATTGTCTATTTTAACTGTTCCAAACTTCCATTCAGGAGCCCGGGATAATAAAGGTTTATATGGATCTGAAACTTCAGAAAATTCTTTTACTAATTTTCTAAGATCATTTCTATTTTTACCTGCATAAACTTTATAAACAGTTTTAACTTTATTATGTTGATAATATTCTCTAATTAATTTTACAACCACCATAAATAATGTGCTATATGAATTAATTATAAATATACCTAACTTTAATGATATTGATGATTTTTTATTTATTTTATAAAAAGCTAATATTCTATCACCAATAGCAATAGCTAATTGTGTTAGATTTTGTCCTTCAGATACACCAGTTGCTATCATTGAATGTGATAATTGTATTGCTATATTAAAATCAATTTTATGATTATTAATTAAAGTAATAACATCTGGTTTTCTATTACTGTTAGTTTTATTAGATAATTTATCAAACAACATCTCCATTTGAGTTCTTATCTTTATTCCTATTGGTCCGAGTGTTTCTAAATTGTTCAATTGTTCTTTTAACATTTGACTTCCTCCTTTTTATTTTTAACAATTCATTTTCTATTTTAATAATTTCGTCGCCATAAATAACGGTCAATGCTTGCATAGCTTTAATTTGATCTTGGATTTGTATTTTACTTTTGATCAATTTTTTTTGCTTTGTCAACAAAGACCGCAATTTACTTTCTCCTGTATTATCTACTATTAATTTTAGACATGATTTTTTCATATTTTTGGTCCATCTGATCAATACCTTTATTCAAATTATCCACATCATTAGTTATATCTTCAAAACTTTTGTTAAGAATAATTCCTATTTGTATTTGATCAAATTTTAGTCTATTTGCCTTTATATTTAAATCTTGAATAAAGACAAATAGAACTATAATTGAAAAAACTAAAACAAATAATAACCAAGTTGGTATTTCTATCATTAGTTTCTTTCCATAATAAATTGATAATCAGTTTCACCAGCTATGGTTGGTCTGAAATCTTTTATTATATTACCTGTTAGTTTATTTTGTGCTCTGTTTTTATCATCAATCCAACTTTTAGTTTCTAATATATTATCAATAACTAAATTTGGATCATCTAAATCAAAGCCCTTAACTCCAACATAATGAAATGCTTTGGTAATACGATTTTCATGTTTTTTAAAATATGTTTCATCATATCCACCAAATTTTCTAGGATTGTCATTAGGTTTCTGAGCTTTTCTTACATCAGATCCTTTTATAAATTGCCAATCCCTATCATTGTTCATTTTATTTTGTAATGCTGGAATAGCTGTTACAACTTTACATCTTCCATAATGACCTGTTGTATGATTGAAATTATGTGTTGCAATCTGAGCCAAGTTTTTAAATATAGGATAACCTATACCTAATCCTTGAAAGTCAGGTAACACAACCACTCTTCCAATATTATAACAAGCTTTTAACTTTGGATGAGGAAAAGCATTTAAAGAGCCATAACCTACTAATGCATTATTCCAGTAATACAAATAACAATGTGGAGTATTACTAGGAAGTTCAGCAGTTAAATAGTGATGCTGTTTAAATACGCTCCAAGCACTTTTGTCGGCTTTTCTAATCTCCAAAGTGATGCTTGGTCGCCTGGCTAACCTTTCCGTGCTTAAGATTCCAGTTTTGGTATCAAATATCCAATCCGGTCTTAACCACTCAATAACGTCATAATGGCATCCAACCAATACGATATTTTTTAAGCCTTTTCTATCAACATATTTTCTTATGCTGTTAGATAATGCCTTAGCCACATTTCTATCTATAACAGAAGTAAATTCATCTACCACTGCTCCAGATTTAAGAGCCATAGCCATTTGTGCTCTAAATTTTTGACCGGTTGATAATGTTTGATATGGCTTAAGTTGATCAGGTATGCTATTTAAAGCAACCGCTGATAACTTTTCACTTGCTTCATCATAAGATGAAAAATGTGATGCAACCGCTTTATTGGGATCCCATATATATTCCTCTTCATGTAATCCTAGCGTTTTTAATATAGAACTTTTACCTGAACCACTTGGTCCAACTATTAATCCTATACCAAAGTCTTTTGGCATATCAAAACTTGGAACAGTAAAACTATTTTCTCCTGTCCAAGCAAAATCACTGGCAGAACTAATTCTGTCAGTAATAGCATCTCTTTGAACTTTACTTTTTAGTATTGTCATTTTATTCTCCTATTATTAATTTAACACTTGATGGTTTCGACCTTCCATACATTTTTTATATATAACAGCATATTGATTTTGAGCCATTGGGCTTAAAAGCCAATAAACAATATTACCACCCATTGTACTATTTTCTTCAGCTAAATGTTTACAATGTAAAAGATCATCTGAAATTTCTTCTGCGTTAGAATTTTCAAATTTTGATTTACCTTTTGTATCAATAACTGGTTCATATTTAGCACAACCTTGTAATAACAAAACAATTACTGTTATTAACATTATTGTTTTCTTCATTTTTTCTTTTCCTCTTTTATTATTTGATTTATGATTGTAAATCTTGGATCATATTTATAATTACTACAACCAGTAATTAATAAACATATAATTATTATTCTACCAATAAACATAATTAGCTAATCCATTTCCTAATATCACAACAATTATTGCAAATATAGTTAATTTTTGATTATCTGACATTATTCCTCCTCTTATTAGTTAACGTTTCTTTTATAATCATAACAACACCAAATAAAATTAACACTTTTAATTCCATTGGTGTATTTATAAACATATTTATCATATTATCTACCTAACTTCTTTTTTCTGCTTAATGGTAATTTTTGTAATTTACTATATTCAACATTACCTTTCCACCATTCAACTATTACTTCTTTAAGTTTAGGATATTTATTTTGAAAACTTTTAACTGCTTTTTTAAAACCTCTACTTTCAATTTCCTCTTTTTGGTTTTCAAAATTAAATATATATATTTTTTTATCTGACATTATTCCCCCTTATTAAGATCTTTTTGTTTTCTTAATAACCTTTCAACTAATTGTTGTTCAAAGGTTAATTCATATGCATGACTATCATAAAAATTATTAGGTAACAACGTAAGTTGTTTTGGTTCATTACCTATTGTATACATAATATCCAAATGATATTCATAACTGATCCAAGTCCGTCTAGGATTTTTTAGATCCACTAATTTAACAGACTTGGAGCCAGTTAATTCCTCCGCCAGTTTATTATTAACATCAAGGAGCAATTTATCTTTATCAAAGATAGGTGGCGGTGGAGGTAACTCATTTTTCTTATCAATCATCTTTTTTATATTTGGTTTATACATATTTTCTCCTGTTTAATATTAAATGTATTATCATCAAATTGATCACCAATTAAAGTAACTAATTCACTAAAATCTTTTAATGATCTATTTGGTTGATTTTTTACATCCTGTTTTAAAGCAGTTTGTACATAATTTATTCTTTTATCTATTTTTTTAGACATTATATTTTTACCTCCGTTACATAATTTGAACTAATTGTATATTCAGTAGTTCCAAAATTATTATTTACAAATTGATAAAATTTTCCATATTTATCTTCATCAATCCATTTTAATTGACCATTTGTAAATTCCATTTGACCACATAAAACATAACTAAATACGTCTGTTTTAGTTTTTGTTTCATTTTCTGTGGTGCCAGAAATTCTAGCACCACTTTTTATTATATATTTTTTAGACATTATTTTCCTCTCTTTGTTCTCTTGGAGTAGGCTTTAACACCCACTCCGCTATTTGTTTTTCAAATAATTTGATTTGATTTTCTAATTTAGATTTATATTCAAACCAAACTTCAGTTATTAAAGATAAATTAATATTTCTAATATTATTGACTCTATAACCTATTATTTGTCCTGGTAATCTATATTCAGGACATTCAGGTTCCGGAGTATGTAATCTATCATCTCTTGATAGTTTATAATAATTATCCATATTAATTTTATAATTATTAACTGCCTCAATTAAATTATCAACTGTTTTTTGTGTAGGTTTAGCATTAACAATCTTCTTTAAAGTTGGTTTTAATATCATTCTTATATATTCAACTTTAGATTCAGTAGATTTTTCCCAAGACTTAAACCTAGCTCCAAAACAAGTATTGTCTCTAAAACCAAGAGCAATATTGAAACCATGATCTGCAATTATATTTTGCCTACCGTGATAATCAACTAATTCCCAATAATCGTGACAAATACCACAAGTTGCTTTGTTTTCTTTAGCGGCTTTTTCTAACCTCTCTTTTTCATAATCTTTTTCCAGATCCTTTGGCCTTCTTCCAGGTTTAATAGATCCTTTTAAAGATAATAAAAGTTCATGATTTTCAATCAAATTAGGAAACATTTTGTAAATCCTCATTAAATCTAAATCAGGAACATATTGTGTATTTAAAGTAATATATTTACCACAACATTTAGCATCTTCATAAGTATGAAATGCTGGGTATGTATATACAAACTTTTCACTGTTAACAGAACCCTCATAATAATATGGGTTCTTTTTCTTTTTAGTTTGTCTTAAAAGATTTTTAAAGAATTTATTAAACTTAGTAAATTCTGACTTTGTAATGTATTTGCTATTAATTATATGAGCAAATTCTTCCAAAGCATCTTTAATAAAACTAACTATTTGTTCTTGAGTGTATGTTCTATTACTCATTATCCTCCTATTGTTCACAGGTTAACCCTGAATGGTTTTTTAGGCCATCAGGGTTAAAATTATATTAATTTATTTTTTTACTGTACCATCTTTTGCTTGCTTCAAATAAAGATGGAAAAACTTTTGCAATCTCCAAAGCAGTATCTGTAACTAATTTTTTATAATGCTTTGTTCTTTCCATTCTATTATTCTTAAACTTAACTTCTAATTTAGAAGCTAACTGATCATAATTAGTAAATTTGTGCCTAATTATATCAAATTTTTCATCCATTGGATAAAATGAACTATTTAAAATAGTATCTTTTATCTTTTGAATATTTTGTATTTGTATTTTCATAATATCCTCTTTGTTAATTAAAAGTAAAAACCGCTTAAATTTTAAAGAAGCAAATAATATGCCTATAAATAAGCGGTTATCAATTTTAAAAATGATCTATTTAGAACTATTAGGTGGTTTTTATACCAACTTAGCCAATATAAATTAACCCTTGGCTAGGATTTTAACTCGGTTGATATCCTAATAGGAATTGTTAGATCCCTTTAACCCTTAAAGTTGCGGTGTAGCCCCATTTTATTGGTATTTTAATATACCCGCTGGATTTTTATGTTTTTTAATTAATAGATCCTGAACTAGTAATTAGTATTAATATATATTATTTATACAAATAAAAAAGCTTTATTATATAATATATAGCAATTAGTTTTATTATATACCAAGGTTAATAATTGATATTGTTAAAAATACTTTATAACACCAATAAAAATGGATATATTTTGGTTTTTTCTGCAACTGATTTGAGACTTCTGTAAGGTATAGATTTTGAAATCCTAATTCTATGTCTTACAGAAAAACAAAAACGAAACTAAGCTTATATGAGCCTATTGCTTAAGTCCTAATTCTATACCTTACAGAGAAGCTAATAACTAATCAATTAATTAATTAGTCTATTTTTATAGCCAATATGTTTTATATCCTCCTAATATATTGGCTTTATAAATAGATTAATTATTAACAGGAGGATAAAATGCGTGAAGATATGCGTTGTGAAGAATGTAAAAACACAACCAAACCGGACGAATTTGCATGCAATTGTTTGTGTATAAATTGTGGTCCTTGTGACGAGAACGGATGTGAATATGGCGAGAAAGTTCAAAGCATTTGTGGAACGCCCGAAGCCAACAAAGAGGATTAGGGTTCATAAAAAGTCTAAAAATAAAGACGAAAAACGAATGTTTAAAAAATATAACAGACAAGGTAGAAGGCCTTGATAATATAATAGGAGAAAATAATATGTTATTAAATAATGTAGAATTAAGTTGGGTAAAACTTGATCCTAAAAATCCAGATATGGGCTTTGATAAAAAGTCCCCTCAGTTTTCATGTACTGTAAAAACTGCAGATAAAACTAGTGCTGAGGCTTGGAAGAAAGCTGGTATAAATGTAAAACCAGCCGAGGAAAATGGTGGTGTTGTTTACACGGCCGCATTAAAAAAGAAAATTTATGCGGATGCTGATGGTAAATATAACACGGCTCCACCACCTGTAGTTGATAAATCTCTACAGCCGATACTTGATACAAATTCTATTGGAAATGGTTCCAAAGGAAATGTGCAAGTTAAATTTAAACCGTATGAATATATGGGTAAAAAAGGTATATCAACTCAATTGTTAGCCTTACAAATTACTGATCTTGTAGAATATCAAAGTGGCGATAAATTAGAATTTGCCGCAATTGATACGGATAAAGATGTAATTTAATCACATATTTTGGCTGGGCTTAACGGCCCAGCTAAATCTATGTCTTACAGAGAAAATTATGATTGATAAATTATTTAAAATGCACACATTTAATATAGATAAAAAATGGTTAGATCTAATTAAATCTGGTGAAAAGAAATCTGAGATTAGAAGATATTATTTACCATTAGAGGGTAAAAAAGTTGGTTTAATAAATAATGATACAGATAAAATAGAATTAATTATTACAATAGGTATGATTTTAGATTTAACAGTTTTAGAACAAGATGATTTAGATCTTATATTTGAAGAAGCTAAAATTGATAATGAATTTAAAAAATATTATCCTTGTAATTATTTATATACAATTAAAAAGGTTGAAACAGTACATTAATGAAAACAATTATTGTAATATTATTTTTAACTGGAATTCAAAAAGTTGAAATACCAGTAAAAGTAGCACCAGGTGAATTTTGTGATGATGCATATATGAAAGTTGTTATTTGGAAAGATAATCCAAATTATGAAGCTGGTAATGGAGAAATATGGGGATATTATACATATAAAAATAAACCAGTTTTTGCCCATACTTGTATGGAAACAGATAAACAAACTTATTTTTTTTATAATGAAGGAGAATAAAATATGATTATAGGAGTTGCAGGATATAAAGGTGCAGGAAAAGATACAATAGCAAATGTATTACAAACCAGTTTTGGATTTGAAAAAATGTCATTTGCACAACCAATTAAGGATTTAATACATTATACATTTGGTATAGACAAAGCTATATTATCTGGTGATAATGGTGAAAGAATATTTAGAGAGGAACCTATGCCTGATTGGTTTTATTTATCTCCAAGAGATATGATGCAAAAAATAGGTATGGCTTTTAGAGATGAATTACATAAAGATATATGGGTAAAAGTATTGGAACGAGATATTAAAAATACAAAAAAGAATATTGTTATTCCTGATGTTAGATTTAAAAATGAATTAGAAATGATTAACAAATATGGTTTTTGTGTTGGTGTTCATAGACCAGGATATAATGGAGATAACCATAGATCTGAACACGGTTTAGATGATGTTGAATTTCAAAAAGTTTTTAATAATGATAATTCACAAGAAATGCTTTATGCACAAGCATACAATTACTTTAAGGATAAATTAAAATATGAAAATAATATATGATATCGAAACAAACGGTTTAATAGATACAGTTACTAATATTTGGATAGCCGTTACTAAAAATATTGATACAAATGAAATAGTAACATTTAGTGATTATGATCCAGATAGTAAACCGTTAAATGAATTGATACCATATTTAAATAAATGTAAAGTTATTATTGGACATAATATAATTGCATATGATAATGTTGTATTAAATAAATTACTAGATTGGAAACCTGATAATATTAAATTTATAGATACAATGTTATTATCTCAAATGAATAATTATAGAAGAGATGGAAAGCATTCATTAGGTAATTTTGGTAAAATACTTGGTGATGCTAAAGGTGATTTTAAAGAATTTGATAAATATTCACAAGAAATGAAAGTTTATGCTATTCAAGATGTTAATTTAAATCACAAAGTTTATAATTATGTAGTTAAAGAAGCACATGAATTAATAGCAAATAGACCTAATTATAAAAAAGCATTACAAACAGAACATGCTATTGCTGAATTATGTTCTGATCAAGTTAAAAATAAATGGAAGTTTAACTTACCATTAGCTAAAAAGCATTATGAATATTTAACTACTGAAATGAAAAAAATTGAAGATAAAATTAATCCAACTTTAAAACCAAGAAAAGTTATGATTGATAAGGATCCTAAAACAGCTAAATATCTTCGAAATGGAAATTTTAGTGCAGTAACATGTAGAATGTTATCACAATTTTTAGGTGAAGAAATTAAGCCTAATGATACCCATAAATGGAACAGTAATGATACATTTCAAAGATATGAAATGATACCAGCTGATCTTGGTAATATGGAACAAGTAAGAGGAATGTTATTAGACAGCGGTTGGAAACCTACTCAATTTACACCAAAAGGTGAACCTAAAATAACTGAGGATAGTATAAATACAATTCAAGGTGATTTAGGAAAAGAAATATTACATTATTATAGTTTAAGATCAAGACATTCAGTTTTAAAAGGTTGGATTGAACTTGCTGAAGAAAATAATGGACGTGTTTATGTTGAAGCATTTAATGTAGGTACACCAACATTTAGACAAAGACATTCTAAAATAGTAAATGTACCTAATGTTAATTCATTTTTTGGAAAAGAAATGAGAGAATTATTTACAGCTGATGATGGTAAAGTTATGATTGGTTGTGATAGTGCAGGTAACCAAATTAGAGCCTTGTGTCATTATTTAAATAATAAAGATATAAATGAACATGTTTTAAATGGTGATATACACCAAAGAACAGCAGACATTGTAGGTGTTAGCAGACAATTAGCTAAGAGCTTATTATATGCTACAATTTTTGGTGCAGGTTTTGCTAAATTAGGTAAAATGGTAAATGGAATTGAGGATCTAGAAAAAGGTAAAGAAGTTAAAAATAAATTATATGTAGCCTTTCCTGGATTAAAAGAATTAAATAATAGATTAAATAAATTTTTTTATACAACACAAAATAAAGATGGTATGGGTTTTATTCCAGCATTAGATGGAAGAAAAATATATGCTGAAT